ATAGTAATAATTTATTAATTATAGACTATGATAAAAAGACAAATAAAGTATGGGATAAATATGGCTTAAAATCATTATCTATAAATGATCTGGGTAATAAAGGTGAAATATTTTATCATGATATACCCACTATAGCTGAATATATTAAATATTTTTATGGTATAGATTTTACAATTAAGGAAAATAAGAAGATGATAGATTTTATTGAGAAACAATTAGGAGTAAAATTAGATTTTACTCATTTAGTTTCACAAACAGAATGAGATAAATAATATGCAGGCATCTTGATTTTATTTTAAAATTTTTTTGAGGTGATGCATATGAAATATGATTACAATCCTTTAAGTAATCGAACAAAATCGGATCCAGTATCTGAAAATGCTATTAATAATATAATGCATAATGATAAAATTAAAGAAAAAAAGAAGAAAGGAGCTTCATGAATAAATTTATGAAAAAATTAGCGTATTTTCTAGATAAACAAGGTTATTTCTTATTAAACATATCAGTTATATCTAAAAAATATGGTACAGAATTTAATAAAATTTATAGAAAGTAGATGTTATATGAATAAAGTAATATTAGCAGGACGTCTTGTGCGTGACCCAGAAGTGCGTTATACACAAACAGGAAAAGCAGTGGCTAGTTTTACGTTAGCTGTTAATCGTAGGTTTAGTAGCAGTGATGCTCAACAGACAGCAGATTTTATTCCTATCGTAGTATGGGATAAATTAGCTGAGGTATGTGGTAATAATTTAGTGAAAGGAAGTCAAGTTTTAATAGAAGGTCGTATTCAGATTCGCAGTTATGATGCACAAGACGGAAGTAAGCGTTATGTTACTGAAGTTATAGCTCATGAAATCGAATTTATGGGTAGCAAGCCTATTAATAATGTACAAACTCCACCACAAGCTAAATCATTTGGTTCAGAAGTTCCATGTGATGAAGAAATACCATTTTAAATTAAGGAGCTATAAATTAGCTCCTTTTATATTTTTTTATAATTACCTGTATTTTTTATGCAGAGTCTTTTTGTGCGATATAAAATATTATGTATTACAAAAATGGAGGTATTATAAAAATGAAACGTAGAAAAAGAGATAGTGAATTAATAAAGGCGAGTCAGTATTTAGATTCTTTATGGGAAAAAAAAGAAGATTATCTTTTAGCAGTTAAAGAACTAGATAATCTTAAAAATAATGGTAGTGTTAAAGCTACTATATATGGAGCAGAAGGTGGGCATAGTAATGGCATTAACAGGGACACTTCTAACTTTATTGTGCTGATTGAAAACCATGAAAAGCTTGTTAATGACAAAAAAGAAGAGTATTTATCTCTAAAAACAGAAATAGAAAGCATTGTACAGAAATTAAGTCAATCTAGTTATAGAATAATAATTAGAGCTATATATTTGGTAAACATGTCTCTTGAAGAAGTGGCGTATAGATATCACCATACGTATAGAACAACACAAAGAATTCATAATAAAGCATTGAGAGAGATATATAAAATAAAGTTTTCAAAAAAAATGTCGTATGATGTCGTATGATGTCGTATAATGTCCTATAATGTCGTATTGTGCTTCATTTCAAAGATGTTATAATTATACTTGTCAAAAAAAGACAAATGTCCCTTAGCTCAATGGTTAGAGCCTTCGGCTTATATCCGAGTGGTTGTCGGTTCGATTCCGACAGGGACTACCAGTTTTAATATATATTAAGTATGTGGGAGTTAATCTATATTTAGGATTAACTCTTTTTGTTTTATAAAAGGAGTTTTAAGTAAAATGCTTAACAATAGGAAAAAATATCTTTTAGTAAAAGTAATAGAAGCAGAACCAATGACACTGGGTGAATTTTATAAAAAACAAGGATATAATATACCACCTTTAGCAAATGTATATAATATTGATGGATATATTGTTTATCATAATGGAAAAACAGAATGGTATAGTTTAGATGAATTTAACCCATATACTAGAGAACTTTCTAATGGTTCTGAAATAGAAGTTAATATAATTGATAAAAATGTTTGTAAATGCGAATTTTATTCATTTATTGAGTGATTTTGAACGATAAAATGTACAATAAACAGAAAGAAGGAATAGTAATGATTAAAAACTATATTAGTGTGAAAATGGTAAAAGCTGAACCATGCAAAGCATGGAAAGACTTCAAAGGTCATATGACTGGAGATGAAGGATATAAAATTTATTATCCTGATGGTTATGTATCTTGGTGTCCTAAAGATATCTTTGAAGCCCAGTATTTAGAAATGCAAAAAGAAGATACTGTAACACAAGAAGATGTTAGTAATTTCATTGATAAAGTAGAGTCTTGCCAAATAGGAGAAAAAACAACTCTTACACAGGTAAAATTAAAAAATAATTTTACAATAGAAGAAACAAGTTCACCGATAGATGCTAAAAATTTTGATATGAAAATTGGTGAACAAATCTGCATGAAGAAAATAGAAAATAAAGTATGGGACTTTTTAGGCTTCTTATGGTTATGTGCTAAATGTGGATTTAAAGGTGATAAATAATTATGGATGTATTAGCGATGAAGCAATTAATATTTAATTGCATTTGCGGTGGATTCTTTTTATTTGGTTTTGCAGTAGGATATATTTTTGGGAGTGATAAATAATTATGGAATTAAAAGAGAGGTTAAAGAAATAATATGGATATTATGTTGATGATGTTAATTGCTATTATTATGGTCCCAATTAGCATTGCTCTTTTTGTTATTGTCGCAGGTTTAATTGTTAGATATTTTATTGTTAAGAAATTTAAGTTAAAAGAAGATAAACAAACAAATAGGATATTCTAAAAATATAAGGTGGGGAGGAAATGTGTCCAATGAAAACATAAGAGAGTTAGCATATGAAGATTATTGTGCAGGACTGAAATATAAAGAAATCGCCGATAAATATAATGTAAAATTATCGACTATAAAATCATGGGCAACTCGATATTGGAAAAAGAAAAAGTTGCAACCAAAAGAAAAAGTTGCAACCAAAAGTATAAAAAGGTTGCAACCTCAAAACGAAGATACAAGTCATAAAATAGTAAAAGAATTAAAAGATGCAGTAATGTCTGATGATAGTCTAACTGCCGAACAACAAAAGTTTTGTATATATTATGTGATGAGTAATAATGCATTACAAAGTTATTTGAAAGCCTATAGATGCAGTTATGAATGTGCCAGTGCATCAGCTTATAGATTGTTAGGTAAAGTTAGAATAAAAGAAAAAATAAATGAGTTAAAAGAAATCATGCGTGAACATATACAGTTGGATGTTAACGACATGGTTATTTTTTTATCTAAAGTTGTTAAATCAGACATACGAGATTATTTAAAGTTTGGTAGAAGAACGATTGAGTTGTCTGAGGGCAATACAATTACAGTAAATTTTGTTGACTTATTAGATAGTGATACTGTAGATACATCATTAATTCAAGAAGTTAAGCAAGGGAGAGATGGTGTTTCATTAAAATTAGTAGATAAGCGTTGGGCTTGGGAAAAATTAGAAAAATTATTAGGATGGACCACACAAGAAGAAGCATCAGAAGAAGTAATAATTATTGATAATATTCCAGAGGTATCAGATGATGAGTAAAAAGCGAATAGAATTAATAAATTTAATACAACCTGCTTTTTATAAAATACATCGTCAAATACACAATCATGAATTCACACATTTTTGGTTTGCTGGTGGTCGTGGCAGTACTAAATCGTCAAAGGTAAGTATAGATATACCTTTGTTACTTATAAAAAATCCTAGTTGCCATGCTGTTGTATTAAGACGTGTAGGTAATACATTAAGAAATAGCGTGTATCCTCAAATTAGTTGGGGGATTAATAGTTTAGGGTTAAGTAATAAGTTTGATAAAAGTATATCGCCATTAGAATTTACTTATAAAAAGACTGGCCAGAAAATATTTTTTCTAGGTTGCGATGATGAGATGAAGATAAAATCATTTAAACCACCGTTTGGATATGTAGGTATGGTATGGTTTGAGGAATGTAATCAGTTTGTTAGTATGGAACAAATACGTTCACTTCTGCAGTCATTATTGCGTGGTGGTTCGAAATACTGGGTATTTTATTCATATAATCCACCCAAAAGCAGAGATAATTGGGTAAATTTAGAAGTATTGCATGATGAACCAGATAAAATAGTAAATCATAGTTCATATTTAACTGTTCCGAGAGAATGGTTGGGAGAACAGTTTATTTTAGAAGCTGAAAAGTTAAAAAATAAAAATTATGACCGTTATAGGCACGAGTATTTAGGCGAAGTTACAGGTAACGGTGGAAATGTTTTTGATAATGTAGAAGATATTAGGTTAACAGATAAACAAATTTATGAATTTGATAGATTGCGTTATGGTATTGACTTTGGTTTTAGTATTGACCCATTAGCTTTTACTGCGATGCAGTTTGATGCTAAACATGAAAATTTATATATTTTTGATGAAATATATCAGCAAAAATTAAAAAATAGTACATTAGCTAGAATGATTAAACCTAAATATAAAGGAGCATTGATTTATGCCGATAGTGCAGAGCCTAAATCAATAGCAGAATTAAGGGATTATGGACTAAACATTATAGGTGCAAAAAAAGGACCTGATAGTGTTGAATATGGTATGAAATTTTTGCAAGATTTAAATCGTATATATATCGATCGTAAACGTTGCCCAAATACGTACAATGAATTTATAAAGTATGAGTATGAAGTAAATAAAAATGGAGAGTTTATTTCCGCATATCCAGATAAAAATAACCATGCTATAGATAGTGTTCGTTATGCATTAAATGATTTAATTACTAAACGTAAATTAAAAGTAGCTAATAAATCTATGTTAGGTTTATAGGATAAAGATTGGATGGAGGAATTAATATTTTTATTCAAGCTGATATAAACGAGCTATCTAATAATGATTTGAGAATATTATTAGGTAGACATGAAAAAGAAATAAAAGAATTAAATAAATTATATGATTATTATTTTGGTGAAAGTAAAATAAAACACAAAAAAAGGGAAGACCCTTCTGCACCTAATAATAAACTGGTTAATAATTATTGTTCATATGTTTCTGATATGAGTACAGGTTTTTTTATTGGAAAACCAATTAGCTATACGTCTGAAAATGAAGAGGCTTTAAAAAAGATAAACGAAATTTTTAAATATAATGATGAGTCAGCTCACAATATGGAATTAGCTGAAACTGCAAGTATATGTGGTTGTGCGTATGAATTATTATATCTTGATGAAGATGCTAATATAAGATTTACTTCTCTAGATCCTAGAGAAGTTATTTTGATAGCTGATGCTACAGTTGGGCAAAACATAAAATTCGCTATACGTCATTATCGAATATATAGTTTGGATGGAACATCATATATCACTTATATTGATGTGTATGATAATGAAAAATGTAAAAAATATAAATATGATAGAAATAAATTTGAATTATTAAGTGATAATTATCATATGTTCGATTCTGTCCCTATTATAGAGTATAAAAATAACAAATATTCTATAGGTGATTTTCAAAAACAAATATCTTTGATTGATGGTTATGATAAAACACAATCACTAACTTTAGATGATATGGAAGATTTTACAAATGCATTTTTAATATTAAAAGGTTTTGGGTATGGTGAAGAAAATGTTAATGAAGCTAAAATGATGAGAAAATTAAAAATGCTTTTTTTCCCAGATGGTGAGTGTGGAGCAGAATGGTTAACAAAAACTATTAATGATACATTCATTGAAAATATGAAAAACAGATTGAATGCAGATATTCACAAGTTCAGTTTTGTTCCTGATATGACAGATGTTAATTTTGCTTCTAACGCTTCTGGTGTGGCTATTAAATATAAGCTTATAGGATTAGAACAAATACGTAGTAGAAAAGAACGTTTTTTCAAAAAGGCAATCCAAAGAAGAATTGAGCTTATTTTTGGGGTTTTATCAATGTTGGATAATGATTTTGATTTTAGAGATATTGAACTTACTTTTAGTGATAATATACCTGCTAATATTAAGGAACTGTCTGAAATAGTTAAATCACTAACAGGCATTGTATCACAAACAAAATTATTAAGCTTATTACCTTTTATAAATGATCCACAAAAAGAAATGGAAACTATAAATAAAGAAAATGAAGATAGTTTAGAAACACAGCAATATATATTAAATGCTGGTGGTGAAGGTGATAATGAATAATGAGCAATATTGGCAAAAAAGAGCAAAAGAACGTGAAGAAAAATGGCTAAATAAATCTAAATCAGAAATAGAAACAGAAATAAAAAATTTGTATATAAGAG